AGTATGCGCCGGCGATGCTGTCCAGTGCGCCATTCTTCGACAGCAAAAGGCACAGCGTTGCCATGCTGAGGAGCAAGCCGATTTCGGCAAATATAAGTCTGATATTGAAGGGCTCTTTCAGGGTGAAGAATTCACTCTTGACGAGGGTTCCGGCTATATACAGCTCCCTTCTTTTGTTTCTCAGGGTACTCGCTTTCTACCTGAAGCTTGTCCCGCAGCTGAAAGATTCACCTTGCGCACTCGTGGTGGGCGCACTTTTGAGCTTAGTTATGAGCCTCTTTGTCACGCCGCCAGTAGTTTGAGCGGTCTGTTCGTGGCTGTCGCCACTGTTCTCGCCGCGCTCTATGTGGGCCGCTCCGTAGGGGGTCAGTAATGCACTTCATGTTTATTGCTCAACTGCTCGTCATCATTGCCGGTCCGCTGGTGAAGATGGTGCTGAGAATGCTGGGTTGGGGCTTTATCACCTATTTCGGTTTCAACGTGATCATGCAGGAGGCTCAGGATTATCTGTTTGGAAAGATGGGAGATGTGGGGCCGATAATTCAGGGCATTCTAGGATTGGCCAAGTTTGATGTAGTGGTAAACATTTACTTTGCCGCGATCTCCACGCGCTTCATTCTCGCCGGGATCGACAAGGCCACCGACCGTCGCCGTGCTCAGGTCTGGCGCAAGCCGGGCGGCACCTCCATCGAAGCATAAGGGGGCGCCGTCATGCTCGTTATCCGCACCGGCAAACCCGGCCACGGCAAGACCCTCAATACCATTCGCGAAGTGGATCAGAGCGCCCACGCCCAAGGCCGCGTCGTCTACTACCACAACATCAACGGCCTCAAGCCCGAACAATTGCAAGCGCAGTGGTTCGAGTTCGAGGAACCGGAAAAGTGGTTCGAGCTACCGGCCGACTCGATCATCGTGGTCGATGAGGCTCAAGGCTGGTTCGGTGCACGCGATCCGCGCGCCCGTCCACCGGAGCACATCACTCGTTTCGAGACCATGCGTCACCATGGCCACGAAGTGCATTTGGTCACACAAGACCCGCGCTATCTGGACGTGCATCTGCGTCGCCTGTGCAACAGCCATATTCACTACTGGCGGGTGTTCAAGTCCGCCCAGCTGCTGCGCTTCGAATCCGAAGTGGTGGTTGAAAAGGTCGAGGTAAAAACCAGCTTCAAGGATGCGGACAAGAAATCGTTGCGCCTCGATAAGCGCTACTTCGGTGCGTATACCAGCACCAACGCCAAGCACCACTTCCAGACCAAGGTGCCGACCAAGTTCATCCTGGCCATGTGCGTGCTGATTGGGGCGGGCATCCTCGTCTATCGCGCTTATGAGCGCTACGACAGCGAGAAACAAAAGTCGGCTAACGCGGCGGCTGCTACTGCCGATCAGGCTGGCGGTGTCGTCGATCAGGTGAAAAGCACGGTAGGGGCATTCATTCGTCCCGTCGATAGCGCGGCTCAGCAGGCGGCGCCGATGACCGTTGAAAAGTACGCGGCTTTGCGCACGCCTCGCATTCCTGATGTTCCCAGCTCGGCGCCGATCTATGACGAGCTGACCAAGCCTCAAACCTATCCCAAGCTTTCCTGCGTCTTGAGTTCCGATCAGGGCTATATCGAGCGCAATCGAAATCGCTATCGAGTCATTCGTGCCGGTGGCAAGGGCTACATGTGCGAATGCTATTCCCAGCAGGGGACATGGCACAGAACGTCATTCTCGTTTTGCAAGAACGCCGTCGAGCACGGCTATTTCGACCCCGCGCGGCCCGATCCGAAGCCGCCGCAAGCACCTATGCAGGCTGGCAATAGTCAGCCTCGGTCATTCGAGCAAGCAGTTTCCGGGGCCTTGGAAACTGCTCCCAAGGGCACTTCCGTGGTCGTGGTGCCCTATGAGAAAGAGCGCTTTCTGTGGTGATGACCGTCAGCGCGTCAATGCACGCATGGCGAGGCACGAGCCGGCGTGCTCGCGCGCTGACGTCCCTGTAACACGTCAGATAAACCCAACTGAACAGTGTCGATTCGTTGCAATTTGGAGCAGTAGAAAATGACCGTTAAAGATCAAATTCGTGTTGACCGACAGTTCCAGGAATCGCCGACCGGGCGAGTGTTCTTCGATAGCCATACGGCAAAGCTGACTGACCTGTCGGGCGTTCGCTTGCTGCGTTGCGGTGTCGATACGGTTCGGCAGCTGTATCGTGGACTGATACGTCCGGAAATCATGGCGCTGTTCGAGAAACCGGGCGTCATGGTCGAGTTCGCTGGGGAATTCTGGCATGCCGGTCGGGTAGGGCGAGACTCAGGCTATCAATACAAGCTCCAGAACGCCGACCTCGGGTTCATCCTGCTCATCAAGAACTTCAACGCCAAGCTGGAGAACATCGGGCCTCACCTGAAAATCGAGGTGTCACCGCACGCCATCGACGCGCTGTCGCCTGAGCGTCTGCAGGAGCGCATGGATTATTACGCTGCAGCCGTGATGACCCATCGCGAACGCAACCAATGCGCCGTGCACCTCGCCCTGGATCTGCAAGGCTGGAAGCCTCCGGTGGATCTGGTGGCGCGCCTGCACTGTCGAGCACGGACACACCGGGATATCTCGGGCATCAACGAAATCAACTGGGCGACCAAGTCCAGCGTCTACGGTCGTGGCGAAACGTCCATGTTCGGCTCTGCCGGTGGCGTCCAGCTCTGCATCTACAACAAGACCGAACAGGCCCGCGCGACCGATAAGCTCGATTTCTGGGAAAGCGTCTGGCGTCGTCGTGACTCCTTAGATGCGACCGATCCGGATAACTACAACCCAGAGGCTGACGTGTGGCGCATCGAGCTGCGTTATCACCATTCGGTCATTCAGCAGTTCGCCAGCGGGTCGATCAGCGCTAAGACAGGTGAAGCCATCGAAACGGATTCCTTCGCAGCCTTCGCGGGCCATCTGGACGGTCTTTGGCGCTACGGGCTGTGCCAGTTCAAGTTGCTGCATCGGCCAGGGCAATACGAGCCGATCTGGACGCTCATTCGTGATGATGTTCGAGTCGATGTGCCGGTTGATTCCCTGGTGGATGAAACCGAGTACAAGCGGTACTACAAGACCTCGCGGGGCTTTTCGGGCAAGAACGTCGAGCTCTTCCTGGGAAACTTCGTAAGCCTGCTAGCACGGGAGCGAGTGGGCGCTAAAACCGCATTTGATCGACTGAAAGATTGGGAATGTTGGCCGGTCATTCGTGATCACTACGCCGCCAAGGACATGAGCGAGCGGGATCTGTACAAGCACATCAAGAACCTGCTGCAAGAAAGGCATGTTCGATGGGGTAGGGCGGTCTGATGGCAATCGAGCAACTGCCTGATGGTCGCTGGAAAGTCGACGTTGAACCGGTGAAAGGGCGTCGTTTTCGTAAGACGCTGAAGACCAAAGCCGAAGCGATGCGCTTCGAAGCGACCTGCCGATCAAAGTGCAGTGAGTCGAACGATTGGGCACCCAGGCCTAAGGACAAGCGCAGGCTGTCAGAGCTGGTCGAGCTATGGTTCGACCTTCACGGCGTCTCGCTCTCCGATGGCGTTCGGCGTGTGGCGATCCTGCGGGCGTGTGCAAAGGCGATGGGCGATCCGATAGCTCGTATGGTCGATGGCGCGAAGATCGCTGCCACACGCGCGCGTTGGATGTCAGCTGGCGTCACCGGTAAGACGGCGAACAATCGCCTCGGCTACCTGAAAGCGGTTTACAACGAGCTGCACAAACTCGACGTGATCGACTATCCCTGTCCATTCACACGTATTCGCCCGGTTCGTCTGCAAGAGCGGCCCTTGGCCTACCTGACCAAGCCGCAGATATCCGAGCTGCTCGATGCGCTCCAGGCGCGGACCACTTCTCCACATCCGGCGATGGTGGCGCGGATCTGCTTGGCGACCGGGGCGAGGTGGGGTGAGGCTCAAGCGCTGCGACCGGAGCGGATTCGAGGCAACGCCCTGGTGTTCGCCAATACCAAGTCGAAGCGGGTGCGGATGGTCCCGGTAACGCCGGAGCTAGTCGCGGCGATCAAGAAGCACTGGCAAACCTACGGGCCGTTTACCAACTGCATTGGCGTGTTTCGGCTGGTCCTGCTCTCGACCTCGATCAAGCCACCACGCGGACAGGCAAGCCACATCCTGCGCCACACCTTCGCGGCTCACTTCATCATGGGCGGTGGGCACATCGTGACGCTGAAAGAGATCCTGGGCCATGCGTCGCTGAATATGACGATGCGGTATGCGCACCTTGCACCTGAGCATTTGCATGATGCGATCAGGCTTGGTCCACTAGCATCAATTGGATAACGCTATGGAGTAAGCGGTGAACTGGAGAGCTAGGCTGGCACAGGAAGCCTTGATCGCGGCGGCCCTTGGTGCTCTGCCGCTTGTGATTGCGTATCACGTTGGAGGAACCGAACTAACAACGAAGGTTCTTGTTGCGTGGATGCCTGAACGATCAGTCGTTTTGTACCTGGCAGCGTTGATCGTGCCATACGCATTGATCGTTTACTGGGATCGCTTCTTTCTCAAGCGTACTGATCGTCAGCGCGCGCGGATGAGATTTCTTAGATCTACTTGGAAAGAGATAGGCGTGGCGTTGCATGCGCTGTGGCGTGTTTTGGCTGGAGCCATACTTACCGTCCCGCTCCTTTGGTTCTTTGTTGATCCAGACCCGAGCCTGATAGGTGGTGTTGTTCAATGCGTCTGGGTTGGCGGGCTAATTCTCGCGGAGTGCTGGATGTTTTCGTGGGCTGTCAGCTATCTAGAGCAGCGGTAGCCCGCTGATTGCACCCCCTAAGGAGGTCTAAACGTGAGCAAATTCTCTGACGAACTCTTAGAAAGTATCCAGCAGATGGACGATATCTACCGCGGCGAGCAAGAGCCGTCCCGTCTGTTTGTCGTTGATGGGTCACCGTCGCCAAGAGGCGAAGCTGATTCTAACGATGATCTTTTCGACACTTCTTCGACACCACCAAAAGCCAGAAACGAAAAAGCCCTGTAAAAACAGGGCTTTAGCTTAAGGTATCTGGAGCGGGCGAAGGGAATCGAACCCTTTGTTTCAGCGTGTCGTTCCGGCTCAAGCTGCGTCGTTCCGGGATTTCCCGCTTCATCACCTGCCCGTTTCGGCGCAATACGGCGCAGTGAATTCGACACTTTTTCGACACTATGGCGTTCCCGGCGCCTCGCCATTCGGCACCTTCGCAGTTTTATTCTCAATGGCTAGCGAGATCGAGTTGTGCTCGCTGAAAAATATGTACTCTCGAGTGTTTTCGGTTTTGCGTAGCGCCAAAAATGAGTTGCCTGATTTTAAGAGAATATTAGCGCTGCCTTCGAAGAAGTCGGATTTAATATTTGTCGGGCTTTCGTTCTGTAGCTTCTCAAATCGAAGAATTCCCGCGTAGTAGGCGAGCGCTACAACCAGGCTAGCACCTAAATAAATGGATGCTCTGCCTAGCTGTCGTCTATAAGCAACCCTTTTTTTGTCAAGTAAGCGCCTCATAACCCTAGCAGGGCTTCGTGCTAGAAAACCGATCTTCAGGACGATGGCGAGGATTGTTATGAAAGTTAAGAAAATGGCAAAGCTGCTGACTTTTGTGTAGAGAAGCTCTAAATAGGAAACGTTGAAGAGTAATAGAAAAATTACTATCAATGTAGTGCTGTATGTAGGGCTTTCATACTTGTTGGCGTCTCTGTATGTCTTGCTTGCAGATCGATTGAATCTCTGAGGCCATTGCTTTCTGAGTCTGAGCGTGAGCGCAGCAACCGTATGCATGGCGGAGAAGGATAATTGTGATATAAAAAAAGCAATGACCTTTGCTATTGTGTAGCAAAGTAAAGTGTAGAAAGCAAAAGTACCTATGAACGCGGGTAGGAAATCAATGGTGATTATGGACGCTATCTCGAAAGGCATCCTCGACATGAAGCCGAAATAGTGGGTAGACGCTAGAGATAATGCAATAAAGACTAGTTGTGCTATGGAGCCGTTCCACCATTTCTTTACTCGGCGCCAGCTGGATAGCGCCACGTTAAAATGTGAAAGCTCTCTGGTGTCAGATATCTTAATAAGATTTTCCAGTAGCTCTGGGCGACGGCTATCTCGCATTCGGATTAATTCCAGCTTGAGTTTCTACGGCATAAAGTTGTTAGCTGCTGCGCAAGCTGGCTCGTACTTGCTGCACATTTTCTTAAACGCAACCTTCGCACCCTTACGGCAATCTCGGTATATCAGCGAACCACGTTTGTAGTTTTGGCACACGCTGTTGTAGTCGATGCGGCCATTTTCTACCGTCCACTCAAACTGGCCGCTGACGCGCTGCTTGTTGTGGCCGTTCTCCCAGCTCCAGTTGCTAAGGTGAGTCTTACGGGAAACGGAGCGCTTGTGCGAGTTGTTGGTGGAGCTGGCTGCATAGTAGCGGGCCGGGGGCGGCTGCATGGTGTTGGCGACGGGGCGGGGCGTGTAGTTGCTATCGTTAAACGATGTTTGACGGGCCTGAGCTGCTGTCGCTGTACGCTCTTCGAACCATTCGATTTCTTCCTGGCTCAATTGTCGCTGGCCACGCGCGGGTTCCGGCGCCGCTGCTGGGGCTTCGTAGCTTGCAACGGCAGGCTGGCTGACCGGCTGTATGGGTTGTGCTGGCTCTTGGTTAAACCAAGGCTTGCCGCCGACATGAATGCCCTGCTTGATCTGGGTTATGTCCAGTGCGATTGGTTTGCCGAAGGTAAATGCAAATGCTGTGAGTATCGCTGAGCCGATACCCATGATCGCTATGAATCGCCAGGGGCTAGGTATCTTTCGATTGCGTATGTATTCCGGTGCATCATCCCAGTCTGGTCTCATTACGCCTCCTTGCTAGACAATCGGTATGGTTAAATCGAATCGTCCTCTTGCGCTAGTCAGTTGGTGATAAGTAGAGTTTGTTGTCAATATAGTCGCTGATAGCATCGAGTAAGCTATTAATATAAGCTTCCACCTTTATAAGATTATCTTCGGCTGTTTTTCTAGGTAGGTCTCGACCGAACTCCTGAAAGCCTTTGTTTCCATGAGCGAGCGTGTTCCTGGCTTCTTTTATTTTAACGAGAGCGGGCTCTTTTTCTTGAAAGTTAAGGCCGTACTTTTTTAAAACTTTCTCGATTACCTCTGCCTCTAGGTTGCCGCTGTAAAGCTTGGCGTGGTCAGCTATTTCCTTGTACTCAAGACACACATTGGATGTGCCGGACATTAACGAGTAGATTGTAATGGTTATGTCGGCGTTCGATTTATTGGCACCTTCTTTGCGGCGTTGATTCTCATAGCATGTTATAAAGAGCTTTTGAAGGTTTGGGTTTAAGTGCGTAAATCTAACTCTTTCAGCAATGATTCGGTCATGAATTAGCTTGAGGCATTTTGTTGTTGTTGACTCGATTAAGTTGTAAAGCGCAAGAGTGGCGCTGGACTTCATTATCGGGTTAAGAGATAAGTGGTCTACTGATGGTGATGAAAGTTCGTTGCTTTCAATGTCTCCTATTAATGACATTATTTGCTTGATATCAGTGATGCGTTCCATGACATCTTGTCTAATGCTAATCATTATGGTTTCCGAATCAGCATGTCTCTGATGAACTCAATGCGGCCAACTAGCTTTTCTTTTTTGTGGAGTTCATTTGCTACGTGCGTATTTCTCTTGAACTGATCGCAATCCATCAGTTTTCTAATGTCTTCTGAAGTGAGGTCTTCGTTGATTTTTCCGCTTTCCAAGGCTAGATAAGTCCCCACAGAGATGGCTTCGAAAACGGATCTTTTTGTCTGAGGAGTATTTGCCTGTCTAAAGCCATATGGGAAGTGCTTGCTAACAAAACTTACCACTTCTTCAATTCTGGACTTGTATTTCTTTAGTTCCTCGTTTAAGTGTTCTTTTGTCATGCTTTTTAGTTCTGAGTTCTTCTTTTCTATGTATTTGTCGAGATAGGCAGCGATTCCTCCGTGTACACCATTTTTATAATTCTCTTTGTCCGACAAGGCAAAAAATCTCAGTAATAGCTCTTCTTTTTCTTGCCTTTTTTGGAGCCATTTGTCTAGCTTGAGCAGTTCGTTGAATTCTGTACTATGTTCTCCATAGTCATATATGAAATTCAAGAAGTCGCCTTGGTATATTCCCTTGCGTTTTTCCATAGGCTTGAGCAGATCACTGCCTCGGTTGATTCGCTCAAACATGTCTTTCTTAACATCGTCTGATGTCTCTTCCGAGAGGACGATCATCCTTAATGCGGTATCAAGAATTTTGCCTTGTCGGGAAGTGTCGAGGTCGCTGAAACGAAGGCCATTGATTATCTTTAGGGTTTCAAGGCTGCAAAGCGTTAGTTCATTGCTTATAAAAGAGTGTATGGTTCTTATTCTTTGAGAGCCATCAACAATCTCCCAGGAACTATCCTTGTTCTCTGCGACAAATATAAATGGTATTGGTAATCCTAGAATTATAGATTCGATCAGTTTTGATTGGCGATTGTGGTCCCAGGTGAAATCCCTTTGGTAATCGGGAATAAATAGAATATTTCGTCTTAGAGTATTGCTTGAATCGCCTGGCTCGTATTCTTTACCCTGCTCAAATTTTTCTGTGATTATCTCTACCGTTAGGTCTCGTATGTCGTATCTAACTTCGCGGCGCTTATCATAAATTTGCTTTTCAATTTCTATATTGTCGACCATGTGATTCCCTGCGTTTGCGAATGTTTCCAGAACTTAATTATTGAGCGCTATCCAGTATTGCTACAACTGAGTTTATAGGCGGTCAAACCAGTGTTTAGCGGCTTTCTGTGTACCCTCTATCCCGCGCTTGGACTGGGCAGTTTTGAATGAGCTTCTTCGTAGCCTGGCGAGATTTGCCCTTTTGATGGGTCGACCTCTCCCTTCCATAGCCAGAGCTCGTATTGAGGAAATGCTTTCAGTAGCTCTTCCATGTCCTCAATGCGGGTCTTCACCTTCCGATTGGTTGCTACGGTTTGCCACCGCTGCCGCTCTTTGATTGCGGTGCTTTCGGCCAGCTTTGTCGCCCCGATATGACGAACAAGCGTTCTAAGTCGCTCTTCTATCATTCAAAAAAGCTCTTAAAAATAATAAATAATTTATTGATAAATAGTCCATCACTGATACGATCTGCTGCGTGATAAATAATTCACCAGCGCGAAGCGCTTACTGACACGAATAGTGACGGAACGAGCATGGAACTGGAAGAGCTAGAACCTTCGAAGCTGATTGGCCCACAGCAGGACGTGGAAACCGTCGAGTCCTGGGCTGAGCGAAACGGCCTGTCCTTCGACACTGCCCGCGCCTGGGTCTACCGGGGCGTAATCCCCACGGTAAAGCTCGGCAAGCGCCGCATGGTCAATAGCGCGCTGCTTCGTAGCTGGCTGCTGGAACAGGAGTGGACCGCATGATTCGCGCCGTCTACGAAAAGCCGGGGGAGGGGATGACCTATGTCGAGTCCAGCCAGCTATCAACGTCTTCAGCACGCCCAGGACTGCGCTTGCTCTGTCTGCTGGTCCAGACGCGAAATGGCGAAACCCGTTCGCTCCCGGTCCACACCCTGCGCCCAATGCCGCCCCGCGTATGCGCGGCCGATTCGCACACTGCAGATGGGCTGCGTCGGTGGAACCTGGAAGCCTCTGGCCTCGGAGTGGACAGTGGAACCGGCCTTTATCTGCGAGAAGCACACGCCACCCGCCCGACCGCCGAAGTACTGGAGCGTTATTTACGACTCGGGCAAGCCAACGCCCTACGTGCCGATGCACGAACCGTTCGAGCTGGTGGGGTAGGGCGTAAGCGGATGCAGGTTTGCATTGCGTCACCTAACTGGCATGAGATCGGTCGAGAGCTGACCGTTGGCGTGGAGCTGTACGGGCACGTCACTTATCGTCGCGACGTTCCGCTGTTCATTCCGTTGGACGGTAGCGAGCCAACGAAACACCGGTCCCTCGTCGAGCTGCGTCGCTATGTCGCTGAGCGTTATCAGGCTGAGCGCGCAGCCGAACAGGTCCAGGGCAGCGCTCCCGGCTCGTCGGATCACGCTTCACCGATCCGGCGAACGGAAGCACGGGCGGAGCGCACCCTTGACCCTGCACGAACCGAAACAGCCTCC